CCAGAAACATTTGGATTAGTAAATCCAGAATTACAAATTAATAAACCTTCAATCATTAGGGTTTATAAATACGTAAAGCAACACATACATAAAGTACCTCTATCAAGAGAGAACATCTATCGAAGAGATAATTACGAATGTGTTTATTGTGGTTGCTCAAACGTAAAGACACTAACGTTGGATCACGTCATCCCTCAATCAAAAGGAGGAAAGGATAGTTGGGACAACTTAGTAACAGCATGTAGAATGTGTAATAGTGAAAAATCAGACTTAACACTAGAGGAATACGGAAAGGAAATACCTGAACCAAAAAGACCTCACTACTTAATGCTGATGAAACAAGTACATTATATACCAAAAGAATGGGAACCATTTTTGTTTTTCTAGTTGGATACTCAAAAATAAGTTCGTATATTTAAGTATAAGAAATTAAGATATGAAAATTAAAATAGATGGAAGTGAATTATTAAAACACTTATCATATTGGCATAATAAAACAGATGATGAGTGTATTGCATTAGCAACAAATGAAAATGGGTTAGATGCTGAACAGGCTTTAGCCAATATGTTGGAAAGAGACTTTTGTACTAGTATAAATAATAGTGCAGTTGAAGAATTACAAAATTTAAAATAAATCACCTACTACGTAACGCACGATCGACGACACGTACTGTCTGGAAGGTCAGATCAGGTGAAATTGGTCCTCAGGCTGATGGTTAAGCTTCATGTCTGCAAAATGTGAGATTCAGAGTTCGATTCTCTGGAGGACCTCAAAAAAATAAATTATGGTAATAGGTTTTATTTGTGTAGTTGTATTCTTTATGTTTTTTGGAGTTAGAATAACAATTCATAAAAAAGATAAAAAAGATTAAAAAAAGCTTGGATACTAGAAATATAGTTCGTATCTTTAAGTATTATTAATTAAGACAAATAAAGATGAGAGCATACACAAAGAGGCAGTACTATGTTAGGGAAAAGTTCTACCATAACTATTCACTAGGATGGGGAGTATATAGAGATGGTCATCTTATATCTAACTTCAAAGATCATATAGAAGCTTGCGAACATGCTGAGAACTTAAACAAACGTTTTGGAGATATAGAAGCAATGAAGTTACTGAATGTTATTAGAAGTGAAATAACTCTCTACGAGGATAGAGAGTTTAATGCTGAGACAGTTCTAGAGTCTATAAAAGCAATATTGGATAGTCGGGAAATAAATGACAAAAAAGTTGCTCACATAGAATTAATTTAGTATCTTTAAGTATTAATAATTAATTGCCCGAGTGGTGGAACGGTAGACACGCTAGTCTTAGAAACTAGATACTGAGGGTTCGAATCCCTCCTTGGGTACAAAATAACACATAGAAAGACAAACAGGTAATATTATTCTAACAGCTTGGATACTTCGAGTGAGGGATAAGAAGCTAATAAAGAGATGTAATAAGCTCAACGCACAGGTGACATGCAAAAGAGAGTCACAGAAGTGAGAAGTATTACAACACTATCAAGAAGTGTTATGTTTGTTGAGTAAGATAATCATTAAGCATCCGCAGTAATTGTGAGAGGTGACTGAATGGAGTATAGGGGTTTGGGCCTATACGATTATCCCAATCTTGATGGATGTGTTAAAATATAGTAGGATCGGATTACCGGATATTAGTTCCTTAATTGGACAGAAGGATCGGACGCCAAGCGACTGATCGCCTACATAAAAAAATTAGAGTTAGCTTATAGTAAAGTAGCAGGGGCTAACCTGCAGAAGGGATTCCGACACCCACTCTAATTTATCTGCCTCTAAAGCATAAATGGTGATGCACTTGTTTTGTACACAAGACAACAGGGTTCGATTCCTTGTAGAGGCTCAAAAGTGTTGTTCCCTTGAGAAAGGAAAATAGAGTGGCTACACGGTTGTTGCAACAACTAGTAAAGACTAACACTGAGGATTTCTCAACCTCAAACTGCAGATATCGTATAATGGTATTATTTCTGGCTTCCAACCAGGTGATGTCGGTTCGATCCCGACTATCTGCTCTAAAATACAACATGACGAAAATAGGTTAACCAGCACCTGTTATCACGACACCAAGAGTATTCAGAGAGTACGTATTATCTGTTTTGCGGTGAGAAGGGAATAAGTCCGGATTAGCTATCCACCTGATGAAAACCTTAAGTCGGATTGTGGTGTTGCTCCACAGCAGTGTTTTATTTTTAATTTGCTACCGTCGTCTAACGGCTAGGACACAACACTTTCACTGTTGAAACGAGGGTTCGATTCCCTTCGGTAGTACAAAATTAAATAAATACCCATTTATGGGCAAGCTGGATTGAGTCGCTAGCATTCCCGTTCGAGTCGGGCACGAAGAGTAATCTTCAAGTGGGCCAGCTAGGAGAGACGAAGACTTATTTATTTAATTTAATTGGGGTTATAGTATAACGGCTATTACAATGGATTTGCAATTCATAAATTGGAGTTCGATTCTCCATAGCTCCACAAAAATAATAAAGTGAGGTAAGACTGGTAGGCTACTAATCCTAATGCTTGAAAGAGTACTAGAGAGGCTAACGAAAGAACCGAACGAGTAGTTAGTCGAAGGGATTTACTTGAAGGTTAAGTTTGGTGTAGAGTAAATTGTGTAACTTGTTGTTTTTAATTTTGGTCTGTCAGTCCAGTTGGAGTGGACGCCTGCCTGTCACGTAGGAGATCACGGGTTCGAGTCCCGTACGGACCGCCATATTGCGAGTTAAAGTTCTGGTGAACTTACCGGTCTCATAAGCCGGATGAAGGGTAGTTCGATTCTGCCATTCGCTACTAATGGTCCTTTAGCTCAGATGGTTAGAGCAGCTCGCTCATAACGAGAAGGTCGTAGGTTCGAGTCCTACATGGACCACTAAATTTATCCAGTATGAGAGCAATTCAATCGTCTCCAATGTAGGTTAGCTATTGCTAACTTATGACTCAAAAATTGAGAATTTGGAGAGTAGTCCCTACCAGTAAGACTGGTGTTCAGGCTCCCACGTTTTTTGTTGAAACAACAGAGAACGGACGAGAAGAAGCAGTAAGATCTGCAAACCTACAAGCAAGACAAAAATCTGGCTTGGGTAAGTTTAACAATTGGTATTTTGAATTAACTAAAATGAATGTCAGAGTTGATAGACATGGAAAGTATATTCGTCATCACCAATAAAAAAATATTCGGAGAAAGGTTTGGAAACCTGAACCTTTCTTCTTATATTAAAAGAAATAAAAGTTATTAATTTTAAATCATAGTTATGAAAAATTTATTAGCATCAAAAGGGTTATCAATGTCTCAAGCACAATCAATCTCAAACTTGTGCAATCAAAGAGCAAAAGAAATTTCAACTCAATTAGACAACATCAACAATGTGTCTAAAGAATTGACTATTGGAGTTGAAAACTACACTGAAACTAAAGGAAACCCAATCCCAGGAAACGTAGTGGAGTTATTAACCGCTAAAGCAAGATTATCTGCTACTCAAGCATTTTTGATGGAGAACATCAAAGCCAAGGATGAATTGATTAACGAAATCAAACGTGAACACTTTATATACGATGTAGAAGCTCCGATCCGTCAACAATCAATTTCAGAGAACCTTCCTTTAGAAGTAAGTGAAGAATTTGGATGGGATCAACTAACCCCAGCCGAATACAATGAGTATTTAGAAGCTGAAGCCTATGCTTCACATATCGGTCAGTTCATCCACAAAAGAGGAACTCTAGATCGATTAAGAGCAGAACTTCCTACCATTAAGACTTTAGAGTTTATGGAAATTGAAGTAGGAAAGAAAACTCCTCTTAAAGTAACCATCCACCATACTCCTGAGCAATTACTTGCAATTCATGAAGAGTTAGCAGCACTTCATAGAGGGTATGAGCAAAAAGTAAATTACTTTAAATCTAAAGTAAAAAATGCTACCACTTCTGAGAATGCTAGAATTCAGAAAGAGAGAGGTGAGATTCAAGCAAGAGTGAATCAACAAAATGCAGATCTAGCAAATGCTTATAAATTAGCATATGAGCAATGGACTGCAGATCAACGTAAGGCTCAACACGAGTTTGAAGAAAAACGTCAAGGTAAAATTCAAGAAGCTGTTAACTTAAAAATTGACGTAGCAGGAAGATTCCAGGATGTAGTAGATGAGTTCTTAAATCAACTAAAATAATATGGCACAGTGTCAATGTTGTAATAGAGATTTAGATCTAAGATTTGGGTTTTGCTTTGATTGTGCTGATGCAGAATCAATTATAGAAGAAGGAGTTGATATGTACAATAAGCCAATTGATAAACAAGAAGGAATGAGTACATCAATGAGTAAAGTACAACATATCCTTAAAATGTATGATGTAGGTAATATTAATTTGGTGCCAAGGAGGTAAGCACAAGCCGATCCTCCAAAGCTTTATGCTGGGATAGTGGAGTCTTAAATTATAGCTATATAAAAAATGACTTTTAATCATTCTATGACACAAAATGGCCTCGTGCCATTTAGACAGCCACGCTTCCTTACAAACTTCAAAACTGAGATAGAACTCAACCGTTAGACATGTTACTCCTAAGAGAGACTAAAAGTGGCTAACAACTTTGAGACTTAGTTTTTGTCCTTGCCTTTGTGGTAAGGAAGGTCCTTGACCTTGATTTTGCATTTGACTTAGCCTATATGCTTTACATCCCAGCAACAATTTTTTTAAAAATAATTACAAAAAAGCTTGCTTCGGCAGGCTTTTATTCGTATATTTAGGTATAAGAAACAATTAAAAAATAAAAGTTATGAAGAGTATTAAAAAACTTATATGTTATCTTTTTCATAGAAAGTATCATAAACTTACAGCCATAACTTGGGCAGGACATGATCATACATGTTCACAATGTAATATAACATTTTACGATTAGGTATGAAACTAGTATTAGAAAAAGACCAGCAAATATTCTTCACCTCAGACACACACTACGGTCATGCTAACATTTGTTCAGCAACTACAAACTGGTCTGTGAATGATGGATATGCTCGTAGCTTTAAATCACTAGAGCATATGAATGCTACTTTGGTTGATAACATTAACAGTAAAGTAGGAGAGAATGATATTTTAATTCACTTAGGAGATTGGTCCTTTGGGGGATTTGATAAGATCGCAGAATTTAGAAATAGAATTGTTTGTAAAAACATTCACTTGATTTTAGGTAACCATGATCACCATATTAAGAACAACAGAGAAGATATTCAAGATTTATTCTCTTCAGTTCATCAATACCTGGATTTAGATCTAAGAAAGCCTATCAACAAAGCCACAGTAGCAAAGCATAGATTCGTGTGTATGCACTATCCAATTGCTTCATGGCATGATATGAACCAAGGTGTAATTCATTTGCATGGCCACGTTCATTTACCTTCTAACCTAAGGGTAGCAGAAGGTAAAGCAATGGATGTTGGAGTAGATGGAAATAATTTACAACCTTTATCATTAGGAGAGATTTTAATGATTATGAAAGACAGACCAATTAAAAAACTAGCCTTACCAAAGGATCATCATGAGCGTAGAATATAAATAATTTGGAAATATAAAAAATAGTTCGTATATTTAAGTATAAATTTAAAATAAAAGTTATGAAAGAGTTATTTTTATTAAGAGGGTTACCTGGAGCAGGAAAATCAACATTAGCAAATTCAATAGGAGGATCATGGTTTGAAGCAGATCATTTCTTTCTTAATGAGAAAGGTGAGTATGAATTTAATCCTTCAAATTTAAAAGCAGCTCATGAATGGTGCAGACAAGCAGTTGAAGAGTCAATGTCAAATTGGAATGGAATAAATCCTGATGAAAAGATCATAGTATCAAATACATTCACTCAGGCTTGGGAAATGCAACCATACTTTGATTTAGCAGAAAAATACGGATACAGAGTTCATTCTTTAATTGTAGAGAATAGACATGATGGGGAAAATCAACATGGAGTACCGGTAGAAAAATTAATCGAAATGAAAAATAGATTTCAAGTAAAATTATAAGAAATGGAAAATCAAAATAGTGTTTGCTTTATAGCAAAAATAAACGAAGTAAAAGCAATCGAAGGTGCTGATAACATCGAACAAGCAGTTATTGGTGGATGGAATTGTATTGTAAAAAAAGGATCACATAAAGTAAATGATCTAGTAGGAGTTGCAACAACAGATGCAGTTATCCCTCAAGGACTAGCAGATGCTATTGGAATTGCAAATTACCTGAGAAAAGGAAACAGAGTTAGAACTGTAAAACTAAGAGGAGTATATTCTGAATGCTTAATAATCCCAGATCAATTTTTGCCTATTGGAATTAACTACGAAGGTAAGGATTTAATGGAGGCTTTAAAAATTTCTAAATACGAACCACCAGTTAAACAAATTCAACTTGCTTCAGGTAGAAAAATCAAATGGAGAGACAATCAAAACTTCCACATCTACTACAAATTCCCAAACCTTAAAAACGTAGCAGGAATGTTTACTGAACAAGATGAAGTACAAATCACTAGAAAGATTCACGGTACAAATGCTAGATACGGTATTGTAAAGAAAAGTAAATTGTCATTTTGGGATAAAGTAAGAAAATTCTTTAGAATTGCTGATGCTTTAATTGACTATGAATACATTTATGGTTCACATAACTGTGAGAAAGGAAGTGACTCTCAAGGATTCTATTCAACTGATGTTTGGAGAACAATTGCTGAAAAGTATGATATCAAAGCAAAGCTTTGGCAAGAAGCAAAACGTCAAGGTTCTGATTTAGGAGAAGGACTTATTCTTTATGGAGAGATTTACGGAGCTGGTATTCAAAAGAACTACGAGTATGGTTTAACCGATATTCAGTTTGCAGCGTTCGATATTAAAATAAATGGAGAATATTTACCAACAGAAGTAACTGAAGTTATAACTCAAGGTTTATTAGAACTTCCTCACGTAGAAGTACTTTACGAAGGAAAATGGAATCAACAAATTCAAGATAACTGGGTATTCAACAACTTCATTGAAGGAACAAAAGTACCACATGAAGGAATTGTAATCAAACATATCTCAGGTGAAAGACAGAAAGTAGCAAAGGTAATCAATCCAGATTATTTGATCTACGGAGAGAAGAACGATGTAGGAGATTCTCACTAAAATAATTAACAAAAAGCTTGCTTCGGTAAGCTTTTTTTATTATCTTTATAATATAAATCAAAAACAAAAGGTTATGTTTTACAAGTACAACGAAGACAAGTTAGCGTTTGAACAAGTCAAGACAGCTACATTTATTAAAGGTGGATTAATTATCCTAGCAGTTACCCTAGCAATTGGATTTGGTGTAGTACCAAGAGCAACTATTCACAATCTTACTCCAGAAGAAAAACTTATTGTAGTAAGAGAGTACAATGGATTCTCAGAAGCCAAGCTAGTTGATCAGATTAAAACTTTAAATTTTAAGTTTCCTCACATCATTCTAGCACAGTCTTATCAGGAAACAGGACGTTACACATCGGGTATCTTTAGAGAGAACCACAATCTATTTGGAATGAAAGAAGCAGTGCTTAGAACTAATGTAGCACAGGGTACAAATAGAGGACATGCTTATTATGAAGATTGGCAATCATCAGTTGTAGACTATGCTTTATACTACGCAACATACTTATCAGATATAAAAACTGAAGGAGAGTATTTTGAATACCTAAGACAGAACTATGCTGAGGATCCAACCTATGTTGAAAGATTAAAAGCATTAATCAAGAAACGTAATCTAAAAGCTAAATTCAACTAGTTATGAAAAACATACACGTATTACCAACGGACAAACTAAGTAATGGGTATATACTTGGAAAATGCATCAAAGAGTTATCTGATGTAAAAATTGGACAATTTACTAAAACATATTACTTAATGTTTAGTGAAGAATATTTTCAACCACATAACATCTACATCACTTCTGATGAAGAAATTAAAGAAGGAGATTGGTATTTTAATAATACAGGTTCAGCTATTGAAAAATTAAATAATAGATTACCAAGTGGAGGTTATTTTTGTAAAAAAATCATCCTAACAACAGACCAAGACTTAATCGAAAATGGTGTACAAGCTATTGGTGATGGGTTCTTAGAATGGTTTGTTAAGAATCCAACTTGTGAGGAGGTTGAGGTTGAACATACTTACATTTCTTTTGAATTAAATAAACCAACTTCAAAATACTATAAAATAATTCTTCCAAAAAAGAATTTCTATTGTGGAGATAAATTTGATTATGATGAACAATGTTTAGAACAATGTGAGAATTGTGTAGATGCAAAAGGAGTTGATTATGGGTATCTTTCAAAAGAACAACAAAAGAAACACATCATTAATATGATGGAAAAAGATCAAGAGTTAGGTTTGTATGATATTGAAAACGATTGGGATAAAATACTTGAAGAGTATTATGACCAACCCAAATTAAATTTTATTTCGTTAAATAAATGGTTAAAAGAGAATTACGAAATACCGAAGAAAAAGATGGGAACTAAAGAAGAAATCAAATTAGAAGATATCTTCAATGATGAAAAGAGACAAGGTGTTAAAGAGTTGATTGACAAACATAAACAAGATGATGAAAATTATTTAGATTCATTTGGTGTAACTAAGACACAATTTGAGGTGTATAGAAATTTTAATAAACAAGAAACACTTGAAGAAACTGTAAATGCTTTTAAAAAAACTGATGTTTATATAAATGAAATTAAACAAAAACAGGAAAGAATGTATAGTGAGGAAGAAGTTAAAAGATTAGCATTTGATTTTTATTATGATATGTCCCATAAGATGGGTGTTGCTACGAATCTAATCTCAGAAAATGCAACAAATGTAGATGTATGGTTTAAACAATTTAAAAACAAATAAGATTATGAAAACATTTGGACTTTTTATGGTATTGTTACTATTGATTACAATAGGACTTTCTGGTCTATCTAAAGAATGGTCAGGGCCAGAAATCATAATACAAAGCACGATACTTGCATACATCATGCAACAATATTTTACCGAAGAACTTAAAAACAAATAAGATGAAAACAGTATTACTAGTAGCATCAGGAATAAGTACAGGATTATCCATAGGTGCAATATGGACAGGAGAAATTGACAGAGCAATACTATTCTTAGTATGGGCATTTTACTTAAGATATTTATCAGATCAAAACAAATAATATGGAAGATTTTTTCGAAGAATTAAGAAACAGACCTAGACCAAACTTGGTTAGAAGAATTTACCTTTGGTGGAACCACGAAGGAAGATATTACCACAAGTACTTTAAGCAAGGAATCAAAAACTTAATATACTGGTTCCCAGTTATCTGGAAAGATAGAAATTGGGATACGCACTTCATTTATGAGGTTATCAAGCACAAGCTCAAAGCTCAGGCTCAGTACATAGGTGATAAGGATAGACACACAAGAGCACAACGAGATGCTCGCAATATGAGAATATGTGTAAAGTTAATCCAAAAGCTACAACATGACGACTACACCTCAGAGCGTACTGAATATGCTAAAGATAGAGTTTGGTTTACAGATTGCGAAAACAAACCAGGATACTCACTTTACAATAGTGAAGTAGTATGGGAAGTATATGATGAATATTTTAAAAAGTATCCACTAGTGTACAAAAGAGTACTCAAAGGAGAAGGTCCATTTAGTTTAGATGGTAGAGATGAACTTGAATTAAAAAGAATCATTGCAATGAACATTGGACACATCAACGAAGATCGAGCAAGAAAATTGTTATTTAAAATAATGCAAGAAAATATAGTATCATGGTGGGATTAGACGGAATTTTAATTTTATTTATAATAATAGCGGTAGCAATAATTTCTGCTGTAGTACTTTGGTTACAGGGGGCAGCCTACACTAAGTCACAAGAATTAAAAGATTGGGACGTAACAGTAGCAGACGGATTAGATGAATTAGAAAAAGAAGAAGAATCATGAGTATTTTTCCAGAAAGATGGATGGGTAGAACAATTTCCACACACAACATTCCAGAACACTATATAAAAGATGGTAAAAAATATAACACAAGAACTAACGAAGAAGTTCCAAAAAAGAAAAAAAAGATGAATAAAATTAAAATATACTTAGACGACGTAAGAACACCAGTTGATCCAGAATGGAAAGTAGTTAGAAATTACGAACAATTTGTAGATCAAGTTACTTACTATGGATTAGAAAACATTGAATTAATTTCATTAGATCATGATTTAGGACCTTCAGCAATGGCTGAATGGCACTCAAACGTGTATCACAATTACGAATTAAATTATGATAACATTGAAGAGAAAACTGGAATGGATTGCACAAAATGGTTGGTTAATCAATGGTTGGATGGAGCTCCTGTTGTTGATGTTGTAATACATTCTGCAAATGCAGTTGGTAGTGCAAATATGATGGGGTACATAAACAACTACAGACACATCCATAGATTGCCTCAGAACTGTGTAAGAGTACGAATAGAACATACAGTATGAAAGTAATCTTTCTAGATAATGACGGAGTAATATGTTTAGCCCATAACTGGGGTAGTAGATTCAAAAAACAAAAAAGAAGTATAGCTGAAACAGTTGCTGATAAAGATCTATCTGTTGAACTTCGTTTTGATAACTTTGATCAAAAAGCAATCAAAGTGCTAAATCAAATCATAGAACAAACAGATGCTGAACTAGTAGTATCATCAGACTGGAGAACATGGGCTACGTTAGAAGAACTAGGAGAGTTTTACTTATCACAAGGAATAGTAAAAAAACCTATAGCACTTACTCCATTATTAAAAGATTTTGATGATAGCTCTTATCAGCTATTCTACTATAAAAGATGGTTTGAAAAAATTAGGATCTTAGAGATCCAGGAATGGTTAGAAAATAACCAAGTTGACAAATGGGTTGCTATTGATGATCTGAATATGAGTCCACAATTCAATGGAGGATATGGATTAGAGAATTTTGTACTAACTCCTCGCTCAACTGAAGGAATAAAACAATCAGGAATAAAAGAAAAAATATTAGGATACTTGAAATAAAGTTCGTATATTTATTTAGAAAGAGCAGACATGTTATATCTATTTTTAATTCTACTCTACGAAGTAGCAAGACCCAAAATAATTTGGTTGTGGTATTTCCTAATTAATTACAATGACAGGAAAAAATAAAAGTTATGAAAATTTGGCATATTGGTGATACCCACACGTATCACGATTTATTAAACGTACCCTCAGGTATTGACATGGTTATACACTCAGGTGATTGTAGCAATTCTCGTGATCCTTACAACAATGAACCTGAAGTAAGAGAGTTTATAGACTGGTACAAAGAACTACCTATCAGAAACAAAATCTATGTTGCAGGTAACCACGATACCTCTATTGAGAAAAAATTAGTTATTAAAAAAGATTTTGCAGAGGCTGGTATTCTTTATTTGGAGGATGATTTAGTTGATATAGAAGGAGTGTTGATTTATGGTAATCCATACACACCAAACTTTGGTAACTGGGCTTTCATGAAAGATAGAGTTAAACTAGACAGATACTGGCCTCAGGCAATACCTAATTACGTTGACATTCTAGTTACTCACGGACCACCAAAAGGTATCTTAGATAAATCTTACAACAGAGATAGAAGATTTGAGATGTGTGGTGATAAATCACTTTTGAACAGAGTATTAGAAGTACAACCTAAGTATCACTTATTTGGTCACATTCACAACTACCAAGACATTATTAACGCCGGTATGCAAAAACTAAGTAAATATGATACTTGGTTTAGCAATGGATCAGTTGTTACTGATAACAAGTTTGGTTTTTTAAGTAGTAATGGAAACATATTTGAAATATGATAACACATACAAATAGATACGGAGATCAATTCACTTTCACACTAGATAGTGAGCAAAACATTTTATGGGAAGGTAATTTTAATTTCTGTAGAATTGGCTATCCAAATGATTACACAAAAGCGTATAATGCTTATGTAGGGGATGGAGGTAGATTAAGTTTCAATGAATTCAAACAATCTGTTCATGAATGGGATGATGAAACAAACACTCACTACTATCCAAAATACGTTACAATGGTTGAATCACTAAAAGATAAAATCGACATGGTAGATCCTTCCGGAGGACCTTACATTGGTGGTGGAGCTAATATGGGCAGGTATGGTGAAGAATTTGAAGGAATGATTGTAAAAGAATTTGAAAGAATTGATACAGGATATAAAATTGTTGTAGGGTAATTGATATTTATTATAAAGTAAAGTATGATAAAGTTAGCTGATCTGCTAAAAGAGAACACAATTACTCCTGATGATATTAATCGTATACTAAAACGTACAGGAGATGAACAAGACCTAGCAGAACCTACCTGGGATGAATTTACCCCAGAAATATGTAATGATGGGTTTTGTGATATCTTTGCTCAAAAGTTTAGAGAAGAATACCCAGGAGCTGAAATATGGAGTACATATTGGAGTATTGGTATGACAATGGGACATGTTTGGGTTAAGTACAAAGGAAAGTACTATGATGCTGAAGCACCAAATGGAGTAGATGATTGGAAACAGATACCATACATTCAAAGAGTATTCAAACAGCGAGGGAGATATCCTGATGATATTGAAGTATTTTAAAAAATAATTATAAAAAGGCTTGTTTACTCAAGTCTTTTTTCTTATCTTTATAATATAAATCAAAAGTAAAAGGTTATGGAAGAACAAGGAATTATTTTAGAAAGAGCAACGTTTGAATTCTCACAAGATGGGAATTGTATTACAAGCTCAGATCAATACGAATCTCTAATAATTGAATGTGAATCATCTTTAGGAATCGATAGAGATGAAGGATGTTTTTATGTTTTAAAAACAGAGAAGTGGTCTATTGACGACGAACAAGATTTAAAAAAACTATTCGACAGAATACAAAAAGTAATTAAAAAATAAAGGTTATGAAAAAGTTTTTAGAATTTATTTGGGTATTGATATCTCCTGTAGTAGAGTTTGTAGTAGGAGCAATGATAGGTTGTTTAGTTATGATCTGGGCATGTACAGGATTTGGAGTTTTAATAATATTTGCACCTACTATACTTCCAACACCAGAATGGGTTAGATGGAGTGTAATAGTATTTGATAGTTTATTATTAGGGTTATTCATATATGCAGCAATAAAGGAGGCTTACAAAAAAGTTTATAAAAATTAAAATAAGAGTTATGGAAAAAGAATTTATACCTTATGAACAAGCATTAGCTTTAAAAGAATTAGGATTTGATGAACCTTGTTTTGGTTATTATAATAACTTGGGAAGACAACAATTTATATTGTCTTTAAGAAACTTGAAAGAAGATAATAATGATTCAATAAATTACTTTTCAGCACCACTATACCAACAAGCATTTAGATGGTTTAGAGAGAAGTACCATATAGTAGGTGAAGTAAAATTCAAAGGAGGCAAAACCACTAAAACTGCTTGGTATGATTATGTAATATACTCAGAAATTGATTGGAATGATGAAAATCTAAGTGAACAATGGAAGAAACACGAAGCAGCAGAACTTGCTTGCCTTAAAAAATTAATAGAAATAGTAAAAAACAAATAACATTTTTTATAATTCTGTGATATTTATATTAAATAAAAAGGTACTGGTCCTACCGATAAAAATATTATGGAGATTTTAAAAATTTACTACGGACCAGGTAGTTGTTTTTAATTTCTCCTTTTTTAGTTAATATGATAGGGATTTATAGAATAACAAGTCCAAGTAATAAAACTTATATAGGACAAAGTATAAATGTTAGTAAAAGGTTAAAGGAATATAAGTACTTAACTAATTGTAAAACACAACCTAAACTTTATAATTCACTAGTAAAGTATGGTTTCTCTCAACATATCTTTGAAGTTATAGAACAGTGTAGTGTTGAGGAATTAAACGTTCGTGAGAGACATTGGCAAGACTTCTACAATACTATTGGAGAAAGAGGATTAAACTGCAGATTAACAGAGACTGGAGATAAATCAGGAAGAATGTCACAAGAATTTATACAGAATTGCTGGAAACCAGTTGTACAGTATTCACTAAAAGGAATACTCATCAAGGAATGGAGATCAGTAAAAGAAGCAGGAGAAACTCTAAATATATTTAGAACAAGTATATCAAAATGTGTAAAGGGGAAAGGAAAGTCTGCTGGGGGTTTTATTTGGAAATATAAAACAAACATTACAGAAACAGTGATATTTGTAGATGAAGTAGGCAGTAGAGCAATAGCTCAGAATAGACGAAAACCTACCATCCAGTACAGCAAAGATGGTACCTTTGTCAAAGAGTGGAATTCAGCTAAAGAAGCAGGAGAAGTTCTAAATATTCAAGTAACCAACATAACATCCTGCTGTAGGGAAGAAATTAAATCTGCTGGAGGATTTATTTGGAAATATAAAAAGTAAGTTAGAAATAATTTGGAAATATAAAAAATAGTTCATATATTAAAGTATAAATTTAAAACAAAGGTTTTATGATATTTAAAAGGTTTTTCAAGTACACACCAACCACACAAGAGCAACAATTTATAGATATTATTGCTAAATTGTTAGATCATCCAAAGACATCTTTGAGAATGACACCACTCACAAATAAGTATTTTCTTATTAATGAGCAGAAACATTATTATGTTTTACTAAAAGATAGTGGAGTACAAATAACAAACACAAAATTTTCATTTGCAAAGTCTATCCATCCAAAAGCATATGATATGATCATAGAGAATATCCATACCCACATTGAAGACAATCGACAAGCATTAGAGGAAAAGTTATTCAAGAATGAAACAAACATGTTAGAAACAGTATTAACCAGTCTGTAACAATGGGAAAAGTAGTAGCAACAGTACAAGTAAATGGTAATGAAGTTTACCTAGTAGAGGTAGAAGATCAGTATCTTATCTACTGGGGAGAAGCAAAGCAGGAAGGAAAAGCATCAATAGAGATATTAACTCGTAAAGGTAAAAAACCTTCTTTCAAAAGAGTAATGAAAGAATTTTTAGCAGCAGCAGATGCAGCACAATATCTAAAATTTAGTAAATTATAATGGAAGATAAATTAAAAAACCCAGACGCATTTCCTTGTGACAATAAATCAGAAGGATACTCAGGAATGAGCTTAAGAGATTACTTTGCAGCAAAAGCAATGCAATCTGTTATGACAGGAGAAGGATATAGAATGTATAGTCTACCAGAAGATATGGCTCAAATAAGCTATAAAATGGCAGACGCAATGTTAAAACAAAGAGAAAAATAATGGCAGCAATATCAGACAACAAGTACGATGTGTACAATTGGATTACAAAAGTAATTGACTCTTGTGAAACAAATCAGCATTTCTATAAAGCATTAAGGTTAATAGATAACTTCTATAACATGTACAAAGACGGGGATATGTTAAGAAAGTTAAGAACCCTTGCATACTTCAGACAACATTCCAAAAACAATATAAATTAAAATGAATAAAAGTAATATACAACCAGTATCAGAAATAGAAGCTGATAAAAGACGTCTATGTGAAATCAGATTTGATTGTTACGTAACAATGTACGACTCAGGTACAAGATCAGTTGAGGGAGGAATGCTAGGAGTAACAAAAGATTTACCACCACAATGGTTTAAAAGTCAGTCAACAATGACCCTAGAGGAAGTAAAATACAAGAGTCATGAATTAATAGGACTTAGGTTAAAGCAAATGTTATATGAATTAGAACAAGCAATTGAAAAGTATGAGCAGAGAAATTAAAAAATGCGTACTAGAAATTCTTGATGCCCTTTATGATAGAGCAGGATTTGATGATTGGTGGGACAATATAGGTGAGGAATTGAATGATGAGATTACTCAAGAATTAGAAGAAATAGTTAAACGTAGATTACGAGACAGATAAATAAAATTAACTAATGGAAGATAAATATAGTCGACTTAAAGTACCACAAAAACTCTTCGTACAAGGTAAGAAGTACGCTAATAGTAGTGGAGATCTAACAGTATTATGTGCAAAAACTACATGTAACTACTCCAGCAAAACTTTCAAAGGAACAGTACTTCAAGCAAAAGAATACTCAATAGGTCATTTCAGTAAGGATTGGTTAACATCAGGTTTTAAAGAATACAAAGAAGAAAATGAATAAACTAGATAAACAATACACAGACTTACTTCAGACCATACTGGAACATGGTGTTGATAAGAAAGACAGGACAGGTACAGGAACAAAATCAATCTTCGGTTATACTATCAGACATAACATGAAGGATGGTTTTCCTTTACTTACAACTAAGAAAATGCCATTCAAAACAATTGTAACTGAACTGTTATGGTTTTTACGAGGTGATACAAATATTAAATACTTAGTTGACAATAATTGTCATATCTGGGATGGTGATGCTTATAAGAATTATTTAGATAGATATAATTCTAAAGAAGGTAAAGGATTATTTACTAAAGAAGAATTTATTCAATATATAAAAGATAGAGAGAAACCACATCCTGTTATAGGTGAGTTAGGTCCAATTTATGGTAAGCAATGGAGAAAATGGAAACAAAAAGATATATTAGAATGGGGTTATAAGGAAGGAGAAATAGAAATAGACCAAATCCAAAACCTAATCAACGACCTTAAAACAAATCCAGACTCAAGACGATTAATGGTTAATGCTTGGAATGTTGGAGAATTAGACCAAATGGTTCTTCCACCTTGTCATTATGGGTTTCAAGTTTATACAAGAGAATTGAGTTTGAATGAAAGAGATGTTATTTTTTCACAAAGAACATTTATATCAACAAAAGGCTCTTTTGCAGAACAAAATGGTACCCTAGCAGATTACTTAGATAAAGAAGGTATTCCTCGTAGAGCAATCTCTTTAATGTGGTCGCAGAGATCAGTCGATTCTTTTCTTGGGTTGCCGTTTAACATTGCTTCTTATGGATTGTTACTAGAGATGTTAGCAGATGAAGTTAATATGGTTCCTGATCAATTGATTGGTAGCTTAGGTGATGTTCATTTGTATTCAAATCATATTGAACAAGCAAAGGAGCAGATTGAAAGAGAGGGATTTGAATTACCAACAGTTCATGTTAGGGATGGAATATATTGTTCATCAATACAAGACGTACTACTATTTGATTACCAATCACACCCAACAATTAAAGCACCTTTAAGCAATTAATGGAATTAATCTCAACACACCCAATTAAGAAATCTGATCTAGGGTTTCATGGAAATCTATTTGGAGGAAAGTTACTGGCTTGGATGGATGCAGCGGCAGCTGCCTATGCCATGCAAGTGGCTGACACTCCAAGAATAGTTACACTACTAATTGAGCAATGTGTATTCAAAAAGCCTGCTAAAGAAGGACAACTAATCAAAGTATATGGTGAAGTTGTAACAATAGGGAACACATCTGTTACTTTGTATATGGAAGCTAGATCACACAACGTTTATTCAGGAATACAATCAACAATCCTATCCACCAATATGAAATTTGTTCGTATAGATGAAAACGGAGATGCAATTCCTATCTCAGATAGAGTAAGAGAAAAATATAAAACTAAATAATGACAATTAATATACCGGTTTCCGAATTAGAACCACAAGCAAAGAAACTATACCTAGAAGGAAAATTAACCGAACTAGGGATTGATTACCAATACAACTGGGTAGATGCCTGGGATGGAGAAAAAGATATTGTAGTGTTTAAATTTAAAAAATACTTTAAAGCAGACAATAAATTCTGTACCTATAAAATACATCAGAACAAATCAGAATTAATAATAGAAATGACTTTACCTATATGAATTTTATAATAGGATTATTTTACGGAGTACTAGCACAAATACTTACATTTATACAACTACAGGGTCAATTTAAGTATCAATGGGCAAAAGATAATCCATTTTTAATGGCTTGTATAGGAGTACCGTTATCGCTTTTGTACCTAGCATCAGTTAAACATATGGTAATATACTTTGAAGGGCAGCTTTGGCCTTCCAGACTACTTGGCTTTGCTGTAGGTGCAGTTGTGTTTACAATCATGTCATGGGCTTGGTTCAGAGAGCCACTAACATTAAAAACATTAGTTTGTTTAGGTTTAGCAGTTTGTATAATGGGTATTCAAATATTTTGGAAATGAAAAAACTAGAAACATGTCACCACTGTGGTGAAGAAAAAGAAAATTGTTATCACGGATTTATTTCCATGACTTTACCAATCCCTGAGGCAGAAGCCCAGATTGATAAGTGGGGAAGAGGTACTTGGTTTGAAAATTTAGAAAGAACAGATCTTACTGAAGATGAAATGAAAGAGCTTGAAAGCCTTTCTTTCTATGACCAAATGCTAAACACAGTTGGAAGAGGAATTCAGTGTGATGACTGTGGAAGAAAAGAAGTAGAGCTATATGAAAAATATTATCCAAAAAGTTTGCAATCATAAAATAAAATCCTTATATTCATAGTATGGAAGAAATAAACGAACACGTAAAGGAAGTTATGGGAATAACTCCTAAGAAAAAAGTAAAAAAAGACTACACAAGAGCAATTGTTTGGACTGTACTAGGTGCTGTAACAGTAACACTATGGTCCTTAATTTATTATTTATTTAATTATTAATATGAAGCTATTCAAACTATTCAAAAGAAATCACCCACAAACAATACCTCAGAACATTACAAAAATGTCTGATTTCGTATTAGATTGTATTGTTTCTCAAACCTTGTACAAGGTAAGAGTGGGTGCAACTATTGTAGGACTAGTACATATAGAGGGTGATCAAATAACCTACTACCACTCTAATACAGGGATCCAGGAGGGCTGGAGAATCAATGATAGAGAAGATTACAAAGACAGGCTAGAAGTAAAGAAGTACGTACTGGAAATTATAAAAAGAGAACAACAATATAAAAACACTTAATATGAAATTTCAATCAACAAAAGTATTTGATGGATACTCTACAGTATTTCGTCAATGGAGAGCAGAAGGTACTCATTGTAGGTTTCTTCATGGCTATGGTATTTCTTTCAAAATTGTATTTGAAGGAGACCTAGATGAAAGAAACTGGGTATGGGACTTTGGAGGAATGAAAAGAGCTAAAGGTACTATTGATGGTATGTCACCTAAAGAATGGATGGACTTTATGTTTGATCACACTTACATCATTGCATTAGATGACCCATTTATATATAAAGCATTAGAGATGCATAATGAAGGAATAGTTCAACTAAGAACTGTACCAGCTACAGGAGCAGAACAGTTTGCTAAATTTATTTACGACAAAGTATCTGAATTCATCTTAGAGGAAACAAATAACAGAGTAAGAGTAGTAAGTGTAGAGTTTAAAGAACACGCTAAAAATTCAGCAATATATGGAGAGTAAGCCAATTTTTATAATAAAAGTACCAAGAATACTAGAATTACATGATGTAGTTCGTAAACATATAAATGGAGAAAATGACTTAACAAAAGACTATCACGTACAGATAGTAACACATAGTAAGGATGATATTGAATTTGAATGTTTCAATTCTCCATATACTCCGGAAGAGTTTACAAGACTGCAAGATTTAATAGATAAAATAAATAAAGAAAATGGCATTAAAGAGAATTGAAGATTATAACAAAACACTTCCTATTGTAGAGCTTTACACAGCAGTACAATCAGAAGGAAGTAGAGCAGGTTATCCAACAGTTGTTATTAGAACAACAGGATGTACTCATAGATGCTACTTCGGTGAAGGTGGTTGGTGCGATAGTTGGTACACCAGTATCCATCCTGAGAAAGGACACATCACTTTCCAAGACATTATCAACATGTATGATGCTAATCCTCACATCACAGAGATGATGTTAACAGGAGGATCACCTACAATGCATCCAGCATTAGTAAATGAATTAACACATTTCGCACATGAAAGAAACATTTTCATTACAATTGAAACAGAAGGTAGCCACTTTCTGGAAACAGACTACCCAATTAATCTATTATCAATCTCTCCTAAGTTCAGTAACTCTGTTCCTCAGGTTGGTGTACTCACGCCTCAGGGAGATGTTACGGATGAGAAAATGATCAAGCAACATAACAAGTTAAGACTTAACTATGATGCAATGTCTAAGATGATCGCATACCATTCTGACTATCACCTGAAGCCGGTCTGGAACGGAGAGGACCAAGAAGCATTGGCAGAGATCATGGGATGCATTAAAGTACTAGACATTCCTCAAGACAAAGTTTGGTTCATGCCGGCTGGTGATTCAAGAGAGGCTTTATTCAAATCCTATCCTAAAATGTTTGATTGGGTTCGAGATAATGGTTATAGATTAACTTGGAGACCACACATCATTGCATTTGAAGATCAAAGAGAAGTCTAACATGGCAGTAAACAAAGCAACAGAGTTTGAAGCATTAAAGGTACTTCATACGTTATGGAAAAGTAACCTCCTTGCAACATCAGAGGTAAAGAGGTTACTCAAAGAGCAGTTTGATTTGGAACTAGTAGGTTTAGCAAACGAATCAATAACAGCACAGGACGAAAAAAGTAAATACAAAATAAACCAATAAACAAAGTTATGACATTAAAAGATTTAATTGACCTAGCACAAGACAGAGACTTAACAAAATCGTATCCAAAAGCAGATGGAGTTTACATCTGGGATTACATACTAGAGTATGATGGCACTAATAGTTTTGAATTACAACTAAGATTAATTCCTAGCGACTCAGGCAAGGCTGGATTCAAAGACAAAGTATCAATAGATGAGCTCATCAACTACGTACTAGATGAAACTAACCCAGAACTACCAGCAGATCAAATCATTTCAGAAATGAAAATTGTAGGAGCAGAAGGAATTACAATCGCTAAAGTATAGCACCATGGCACTCAAAATAGATAACAAAATATTCCTAAGTTGGGATGATGTAAACAGTCTTGTGGAGAATCTTTGTGAAAAGATCACAGAGTCAGAGCTAAAGATTAAATCAATCACAGGACTTGAAAGAGGAGGACTAATCCCAGCAGTTATGATCTCCCACAAACTAAACATTCCTTACACAACAAGAATTACAAAAGATACTTTGGTAGTGGATGATATTTGTGATACAGGAGTAACATTGCAAAACACAATAGCAAGATATACTGCCGTACTACATCACAAGCCACATACAGCTTGCTTTACACCAAGTCTGTATTCAGGAACTCACGAAGGAGAGGAGTGGATCATCTATCCATGGGAAAGAAAGGATTCAATACCGGTACAGGATTATTTGAATAAGTAGTTGTGAAATAAAATAAAAAGTGTTATATTATAATAAACGGAGTCGTAGAACCTCCATAAAAACAATCTTATATGTCAAATAAAAAATTTATCGACGGTACTGAGTTAGTACAGGCCGGATTCGCTAATGGTATCTCAACACAGTTAGCAAAAAAACAGTTAACTGAAGGACCAGAAGCAAGACTAACAGATGTAGAAAAGCAACACATTATTGAAGACGCTGCTGAAGCATTTGGCAACTTCCTTTCAGCTTTAGGGTGTGATTGGAAGAATGATCCAAACTCTTCTGATACTCCTAAAAGAGTTGCAAAGGCTTATGTAAACGATTTATGGGCCGGACGATTTGAACCACTAACAAGAATTACAGCATTCCCTTCCGATGGGTACACTGGAATTGTACAAGAAAGTAATATACCGGTTACATCAATGTGTTCACATCACCACCAACAAATTCGAGGAACAGTCTCTATTGCATATGTCCCTTCTGAGGACGGAAAAGTAGTTGGCCTTTCTAAACTAAACCGAATTGTAGAGCATTTCGGAAGAAGAGGAGCTATTCAAGAGCAACTAACTGTAGCAGTACATTCAGCAGTAGATAAGATCTGTGAAGGTAATCTAGGAGTAGCGGTAATGGTAAATGCAACTCATGCTTGCGTAAGCTGTAGAGGAATCAAACACCAAGGTGCAGCAATGCAAACTGCTAAATTATCTGGATGCTTCCTAGAAGAAGACGCTGCAAGATCAGAATTCTATAAAAACATTCAACTATCTATACACTAACTGCTTTCCTAAAAGTAACCTATTTATAATAAAGGGAAGTCATGAAAGCACCTAATAGAAAAATAGTCGAAATAGGAGAAGAGTTTAACGATTGGATTGCCATATCGCAAGATTGGTACGATAAGGAAAAAAATGCAACACTAATTAAAGTTCGATGTAAATGTGGAACAGAAAAAGTAGTGCGGAAGTATACAATCGAAAAAGGAATTTCTAAGAAATGCCGAAAATGTATGGGGAGAGAAAGTTTTAAAGGATACGAAGACTTAGGGGGATATCACTTAAATCAAATACAAAGAAGCGCTAAAAAAAGAAATTTAGAATATAATGTATTACCTAAGTATTTATGGCTATTATTAGAAGAACAGAACCATAGATGTGCACTTACAGGAGAAGCTATACATCTTTCAAGAACTATAAATAATAAGACTAAAGTACAGACAGCATCGTTAGACCGTATCGATAGTAAAAGAGGTTACGTAGAAGGAAATGTTAGATGGGTACATAAAGAAATAAACCAGATGAGAAGTAATCGATCTGATACAGAGTTTATTAACTGGTGCAAAAAAGTTTACGAATATAATAACTAAAATTAAACAAAATGGATTACTGGCAAGTAACGGTGCAATTGGAGCACGAAAACGACCGAGGTCGTATCCAAAAAGTAAGAGAACTCTATTTAGTAGATGCAATCTCAGCAACAGAAGCTGAAGCAAAGATCTACACAGAGTTCGAAGGAGAATCTAACTTTACAGTCATTGGAGTTAATCAATCAAAGATTCTAAAAGTAATTGAATAAAAAGTTGGCTCTTCGGAGCCAATTTCTTATATTAATAAAAAATAAAGTTATGACTAAATTAGAAAAAAAGCAAGATGAGTTATTAGAATTACTTCATCAACAGATTATAGACCTTGTAATGATGTCCAAGATTGAACTTGGAGATGATGTAATAGAGGAGATAAGCATACTTAAAAATGAAATCAATGACTTAAAAACCTCAGTACCATTTATTGACGAGGTAGAAGAATTTAATGCCGTAATGGGTAAACCTAACAACTATGCACCAATCATTCCAGAAAGAAAAGAGTGGGAATTTGTATACAATTTCATCCTTGAGGAACTTGAAGAATATAGAGAAGCTTGCGAAAGAGGAGACATCGTGGAGGTTCTGGACGCTTTGTGCGATATTACTTATGTTGCCACTGGGAACGGTACTATGTTACATGGCCTTAAGGGTAAGATATGGCCGGCATATCAAGAGGTACAAGCTTCAAATCTATCTAAAGCTTGCCAAACTGAAGAAGAAGCTAAAGCAACTGTCATTCAAAGATCGAGTGAGCAAGGTGAAGAATGTCATTACGAAAAAGTTGGAAACTATTTTGTTGTGTACAGATCAAGAGATAGAAAAGTAATGAAGAATGTTAACTACTTTAGACCTAACTTAAAACAATTTTTTTAGTATGCAAGCAGCAATAGACCATTTAGAAAAGCATAAAGTATTTGTTGATACTTTAGGAACAGATATGATACCATTATCAGAAGCTTATGCAGCCATACAGCTGTCAATAGACCAGCAGTTACTTGACGCAACAGCTATAATTGAGGATAGTTTAGGGAAACTAGGAATAGATGTAAGTGAAATTCAAAACGAATTAGAGAATGATTAAACTGTTTTTGTTTAGTATAGCTATTTATAATAAATGAACTAAACAATGGAATACGGTAATGATTATTTTGGATTTGTATATATTTGGCACGATACTATACACTCAAAATTTATAATAGGTAGCCACTTAGGTAGTACAGAAAGTACTTATACTACTTCTACAGGAGGAGATCATGTAAAAAATATCTTTAGGAAAAGACCTGGGACGATGAAAAGAAGAGTGCTGGAGTATTGTATTGTAGATAGTCTAGAAGAGTTACATAAAATAGAGCAAAAATGGTTAGATTTTCGTCCAAATATTGCAGATAATAAAAAGTACTACAATCAGAAACAATGGGCAAGAGGTGGTATAGATAAGGTAGTTTACAGATATAAACCAGATTATTGGACTATGGGACATAGTGAAAGACAAAGAGAATTAGCAAAACAAGGAAAACATAATTTCAACTCAGAGAATACTTCAATCTGGGCACAGAAGAGAGTAGAGCAGGGTATGCATCATTTTATAAACTCAGACTTTAATAAAAAGCCTTTTGAGATATACCTTAATGGAGAATTACTAGGAAAATTTAATTCAAAAGCAGAAGCAGTACGTAAAGGATTAAAACCAGGAGTAATTGATAAGCTAAAAAAATCAGGAACATACGTAGTAGAGAGAGGATCTTATTTAAAAACTTCTACAGAGCAGTTATTTTTATTTAAAAAAAATGATATATTAAAGTATAAAAAGTTATAAACTATGCCAATAAAAATTGCCCATGAGGCCCCAAAGAGTATTTTTCATGAAATTGAAAAAGTAACAGATTATTCATATGCATTAGTCCATCTCTTTGAAGAAGATCCCGAATACTTAAACCTATTTAGACAAGCTAAAGAAAACGGTAGAGAGATAATTTTAGACAATTCTATCTTTGAATTAGAAGAGGCGTTTGATGCAGAGAAGTTTGCCGGATGGATATTAGAATTAAAACCAACCTGGTATATTGTACCGGATGCTTTAGAGAACGCTAAAAAAACCTGCAGTCAAATGGCTGACTGGAATATAAAATACAAAGACCTGCCAGGCAAGAAAATAGGAGTTGTTCAAGGAAAGACCTATGAGCAAATCCGAGCATGCTACGAATATATGGATAAGATTGCAAACGTAGATATGATTGCGATTTCATTTGACTATTCGTACTATACCGAAACAGTCCCACACCCTAACAAATACGTATCGTGGATGCTAGGAAGAGTGAAACTTCTAGGGGATTTATTAAAAGAAGGTATAATAAATGAGAATAAAAAGCATCACCTACTGGGATGTGGACTACCTCAGGAGTTTGCTTTCTATTCAGACTATAAATGGATCTATTCTCTAGATACTTCCAATCCAGTTGTTCATGGAATTAAAGGAATTGAGTACAGAGAAGATGGATTATGGTCAAAAGAATCTCAAAAACTATTTGAATTGATTAACCATCAGGTAGA